GAGACAGAAATATGGGAAGAAGATGGCAAGAAGCACATCATCAGGATTATAGAAGAATAATGCTTGGAATTATTTATCACCGTATTTCTGAATTACTTTCAACATCGAATAAACGCCGTTCCGACGTCCAGGCGTCAAAAGGGTATCGAGCTCCAAATCTTTTAAATCATCTTCGTCGAAAGCTGCGATCTCTTTTTTTGTGGATCCGCTGAATACATCAGCTAATAAACACACCATTCCTTTTGAAATCAATGCGGCTGAATCAGCTGTAAAGTAGATTCTATCATCACTAAAATGAGGAACAAGCCATGTCTGTGATTGACAGCCTGGGACCTCGAACTCTTTCAACTTAAACCTCTCCGGCATAATAGAAGATCTCTTTCCCAACTCCATCAGCCAAAGATAGCGATCCTGCATTTCGGGAATTTTATTCAATGAACCGACATAAGTTTTAAGTTTATTCGCTATTCCTTCTACTGGCTGCACTCTGGCTGTACCTTTATGCATGCTATTTTTTGTGACGTGCTCATTTCATCTTCTTCCAGTGGTGGAAGATCAGTTATAATAATCGTATCATCCTTTTTTTCTTCTTTCTTTTCCCCCGACGAGAGCATATCAACAATCTTTGCCGTCTCTTTCGCTATGTTGAATGTTGAACACCCAGATAATAGTAAAGAGAGTATAAAAACACAAAAAACAGTTAAACTCCCGGGTACAATCACCCGGGTCATCCTCTTTTTCTTTAAAAAAAGGGCCTCTACGCGCTTTTTTATTTCGCAGAAAACCGTCGGTTTATCCTCTGGATCCCAAACCTCCATTATTTGTCCTTTTTATCATTTTCATCCACAAACAATCCTAAAACCCAATCAATTTGTGAAATAGCGCCTTTTAGACCCATTAATGTTGCTTCTAAATTTCCTAATGCATTTCTGCCTTGGCTTATTTTTTTAGAAACATCATCATGTTGTGTCTGTAACGCTTTTTTTCTTTCTTCTACATTTTTTTTATCCATCAGTTTTCTCCTTCATTATGAATAATTTTGCATTAAACGCGATGGTAATTCTTTGTCTATCCTTGTGAGGATTTGGGACCACATCATGGAATAAGTAGGACGGAAATAATACTATGTCTCCATCCTTTGGTTCGTGCCCCATCCATCCGGAAAAAGGCATGCCACTGGGAATTAATTTATTCATTTGTTCATGTGTTGCGAAACGTATGGCTCCTGTTCCTGTGCCTTGAACATAGTAAACACCAGAAACATCACAATAGGTCAAAGCGTGATGGTGCATCATATTAGCAGCTCCTGGTTCATTGACATTAGTCCAATAGTTTATTTTCGCTTCTACATTTACTCCTTTAAAATAATGCCCAGTCCATTCTTGAACAATCGCTTGCATTGGTTTATATAATTCAGTGGCACATTTGTACTTAAAACTACTTCTCCAACAACCTGGATTAGATGCCACCATATTTTTAGAATCTTTTTTTCTTTCTTCCTTTATTTCAGTTAAAATAAGATCATTTAAATCTTTATGTTTATCGTAATTAAAATGAAATAAAGGTGTTTCCTGTATTGAAATTTTTGATATCTCCATTTATTTTCTCTTTCCTGTTTTTCGTTTACGCCATCTAGCAGAAAGTTTTTTTCTTTTCTTTTTGCCGCGTTTTCTTCTTCCTCTATGCTTTGCTAGTCCTACTTTAGCCACTATACGCCACACAATCCTTCACACTCATCTGCGAATTCTTCATCAAATGTTTCACCAAATAATGATGCTTGTTTTGGTTTTTCTTGAAAATCTATACTTCTCAATGGTTTGGCTGATTTATGTAAAAATAATTCAGCTTCTGTGTTCTTTAATCCGTGCCTGATTTTATCATCAACTTCGCACGCATCTTCAAAATCTGATGGATAGTTCTTTTGCATGTTTTTCCACTGGTCATTGTGATGGTATGGACATCCTATGCAGGATGATTTTCCAGGCATTGGATGTTTTTTAATATCACGATACCATTGCAAACAATCAGCACGTGACATTTTCATTTCTATTAAAGGCCAACGCGATGTAAGCCAATACATACGTGCTTTTTTCATACGCATTGCCTCATCAGTAGATATTCCAATCCACTGCTCTACCACCATTCCTTTTTTAACACGGTGTTTTGGTTTAATACCAAGAAGTTCTCTCATCTTTTTTTGTATTGGAATTACCTTGTAATCATGCGTGCATTGGCGGTATAACATTCCAACTCTTCCTCCATTTGGACGCGCAGCAAACAATGGTGGATTAGGAACTCTTCCAGCGAAAGATTTACTCTCCTCATTTGATCCTTTAATAGGATTGGCCGCACGAATAAGATCTTCACGAATGTTGCTTCGTTCAACCGTAATAATAGGACAAATTGTTATTGCTTTTTTAAGATATTCCACGTGCTCATACACGAATGAGGGTTCCCATCCTGTGTCAGCAAAAATCATGTAATCTGGTTTATGCTTGGTTAATCCTTCTTGCGCCATGAGTGCCAGACAGGATGACTGAACCCCTGCCCCGAGTGAAAGTACGCGCATGGTTGGCTCTCTTTTGTTTCCTTCTTCATCCAAATACTCCGGCTCTTTAGTCGCCGCAACTGCCGCCATATTGTTGAGCTTTTTCTTGTCAACTTTTGTAGACATCTCTTGTAAAAGTTTACGTCTTTCAAATTCCATTTGCTCTGCGTTGATTGCAAATCCATGTTTTACTCCGTCAGTTCGTTTTTTCCCCTGGTCTCTATACCCTGGTTTTTTACTCATATTTTTTTCCATTATTTTCCCCAATTTTCTCCTACCATTATATCAACTTTTGAAGGAACTTCAAGCTCTACGCAGGTCTCCATGACCTTTTTTATCTTTTTACCTTCATTTTCATCCTTAACAGAACAATTTAACTCATCATGAACCTGAATATGGGGGATTGACCCTAATTGTTCATAGACATCAACCATAGCTTTTTTGGTCTGATCTGCAGCTGAACCTTGAATTAATCTATTTAAGGCTTTATACGTTCCAGCTCTTTTAATAGCATCTCCATATTCTACCTTTGCTTGTCCTAGTGGTAATGCCTTATGCACACCCCAAGATGTAGGTTCCCATAAGTCAAATCTACATTTTCTTCCTAGTAGGGTTCTAATAACACCTTTTTGTGATGCTCTATTCATCACCGCTTCAAGCATACCTTGCATAAAAGGAACTTTACCTCGGAACTCTTGAAGCATAACTTTAGCGGATGGTGGATCAATATCCAATTCACGAGCTAACTTGTTATACCCCATACCATACATAACCCCTAATCCAATTGTCTTAGCGAGTCTTCTTTCAACTCCAGCCATCTCAGCTGTTTGTTGATGAAAATCCAAGTCTTTTTTTCTATATGCTTCTTGAACTTCTTTAGCACCCGGTTGGTCCACTAAACAAGCCCAGTGAGTTAAGAGTCTTGGTTCTTGTTGCGAGTAGTCCGCTTTAAGCCAGTATTTGCCCATTTCTGGTATAAATAGTTTCCTAATCTCTTGTGCCAACGGTCCTCTGTTAGGAATTTGTTGTAGATTAGGATGATGGTAACTAAACCTACCAGTGACAGTACCTCCACTGTCAGAGCGTATTTGATTGATGTGAGCATGTATTCTCCCTTCATTACTATGATTTAAAAGTCCATGCAAGAACGTTCCTCTCAATTTATTTAATTCTCTTGCCTGCATAATTAAGCGTGGCAATTCGTGTGGGTGGTCTGTTAAAAACATCTTCGTAAATGAAGGGGAATTGGTCTTTTCTGTCCTCTCATAAGGAAGATTTAAAGAATCAAAAGCCTTTGCTATCGAAGCTGCTGCCCATATTTCTATGTTAAGACCGGTTAAATCCTGTATTCTTTTTAATAATTTCTTCTCTTTATTATGAAATTTATCATTTAATGCAACACATCGATCCACATCAAATCGAACACCAGCTTTAGTCATTTGATAGATGACATTAATTAATTTGCATTCCAGATCATAAACGGTCGTTAAATTATCTTTAACAATTTCCCACGATAGCTTTTCGTGCAGCTTGTATGTTAAATCGGCATCTGCTTCCGCATATTCCCCTACAAATGTTGCAGGTAATTTATACATCTCATTCTTCGGATCTACACCAAATGCTTCCGCTGCTTCTTTAAGCTTCTGTTCATTTTTAAATTCACCTAAATATTCATGAACAATGCTATTTAACGTGTATGAAAATCTATTCTCATCTATTAGTGCGGCAGCTACCATGGTATCGTGTATTCTACCTTTAACGGCTATGTCTAAAGTTCCCAGCCATCCAATATCATACTGCGCGTTGTGAAATATTTTTTCAATAGATTCATCTTCGCATATGGATTTTACATATTTAATTACCTTTTTTTCATCCATATTACCACCACCAGAATGCGCAATTGGGTAATATCCTTTAAAAGATGCATTCGCTATTGCAATTCCAATCACATGCCCTCTTCTACGAGGCCATCCTGGTCCTTCTTTAATTAATTGTGGGTCACAAGTCTCTAAGTCAACTGCCACCTTACCCTCCAACTTGGGAAACTCCGTTGGAGCAACCCAATTTGAATTAACTGTTTTAAACAGATCCGCCGTCATTCATTTCTCCTGCTATTGCCATGTATGCTGCACCATCAACATAATCATCTAGGTTAAAATCGCCCATGGTGGAGCGCGAAATCTTTAATAAACACATCATAACTGCTACATCACCAGGTGTTATCTCTTTCATTGGTTTTAGTTTATCATCTAAAAATACACTCCATAAATCAGCTATTTGCGAGTGATTTTTAAAGCAATCACCATGTGATGATTCCCTTGTTGTACTGATAAGATCAGTAGCTTTTTTTAGTATTTCTTCTTTCTTCATATTATGAAGCCCCTTTCTTGTTGTGGATTAATTATATGTAATGATTGCTTCGCTCTCGTTGCACCTACATAAAATACTCTGTTTGTATCATCAGAATTCTTTTCCATTTCATCCCTGTTGGCGCGAGAAAGATCTGTCAGTAACATAACATTATCACATTCTCCTCCTTTAGCCATATGGATGGTACTTAAATTAATATTAGGGTTAGAAGTTAACCCATCAAATTTCTCTAAAGCTTTTATATATTCTTTATCCCTGTTTCCAATTTTATCAAAAGCTATATCCCAAGGACGATTTGACATTAACAATCCATGATTCATAACCAGTTCCTCTACTGCATATCGTTTTTCTGGATTATCTGGAAAGCTTTTCATATTTTTGTATCCTCTCTCTACACCAATTTTGCTTGTAAGATTGGAATAAATATATCCAATTTCTTCCATTGAAACTTCTTCACCTAAATTTAATCTATTCCAAGCATCTACTGCTCTGAGTAATTCTTTTTTTACAGCCACTTTATTATTAACTTTATAAGGTAACCCTTGTATTCTTAAATCTTTTTCCATGTCATCCAGCATATACCCACAAGTTGCAAGAATCAGCCACTTACCACTTCTCACATCAACAGCTTCCGGATAAGCATGGAAACGAACACTTCCTATTTCTTTCCTCGGTTTCCATTCTTTAGGTCTTCTGTATTTTATTCGTTGAACAATTTCAGCTGCCACTTTATGAACAGATTGTGGACATCTATATGATTGATCTAATACCCTCACATTTCCTGGCATATTAATTAAATATTCTATATCCGCACCAGCCCAACGAAAAATAGCTTGATCATCATCACCACTAATATAAACACGCTTTGCATTTTTCCAAATTTTTTCACACATCTTCCACTGTAATTTAGTTAGATCTTGAGCTTCATCAACAATAACCACATCTAATCTAGGAACTGGTCCTGTTTCTACAAATAGAGAAAGCATATCAGTGTAATCATATTTAGAATTTTTATGTTTATATTCCTCTAAAGATCTGTAAGCCCACAGAAATTCCTGCCACGCAAATGGTAAATTCTCTTTATTATAAAACTCTTGTATTTCCTCACATTTCATTCTTGCCTTATTTATTTCTCTTATATATCTATTATCGGTTGATACTATTCCATTATCTTCCCAATCTTGCGTAACAAATTTTAATTCTACACCATATTTATTTGAAAAATCTCTATAATCATTAGCCCCCATCACTTCAGTATTAGTCATTCCCAATTGTCTCTTACCAAATGAATGCAATGTTCTAAAATGTGGCAAATCTTTGTCAGTTAAATTAAATTTAGCCTTAGCTCTATCACGCGCTTCATTAGTCGCTTTACGAGTAAAACTGAAAAAACCTATGTGCTCTGGAGCCGCAGTCTTTTCTTTTAGTTCCCGGTCCACTATCCTCAGTAGATTTTCAGTCTTACCCGTGCCAGGTGGCCCTAATATTATATTAACTTCTGGCAATGCGACACCCTCCATACTTATCTACAAATATAAATTTCATTTTTAATTTTTTTTGTTCTTGCGACAGTTGTCTACATATACGTGTGCCTGGTTTCCAAGTGTTTCGATAACTCTCACTCTTTACATCATATATTTCTATTGCACCTTTTTCATTAATAGCGATAAGATCCGCAGGTCCTACACCATATAAATTTTTAAAAACAAAATAACCTTTTTCTATTAAATACAGTATGGCTATCTGTTCACTTTTCATTCCTTTTTTTATTTTAGAAAGGGACTTCATCTTCTTGCCTCACTTCATGTTCTGAATCTTGTTCATCAAATGCTGGAATACCCCATGTATTCACACCACGACCTTTAAGTTTCCAAAATTTATGATCTCCGCCTATTTTACGTAACTCCGCGATTATCTGTCCTGTATTACTATAATGATTAAATTTATTTCTTATTAAATATGCGTGTAAATCCTGTAATCTAAAATAAGTTTTACCATCCTCCGTCCAAGGTTTACGCAATAATAATTCATCTCTTTTTTGTGCCTGTGCCCTTTCAGTGCAGAACTCCTGGAGGTGAGCTAAAAACTGTCCGGACACAGACCCGTCGCTTGACACTGGAATGCGTAGTGCGTCATGCATCTTTCCATTCACCAGTTTTTGCCAATCAGACGCCTTCATCAAAGGAGGCATGATAGTTAAAACTTCCATAGCTCTCTTTTGAAACTTTGTTTGTATTTGTAATTCTTCTGTTGTTAATTGTATTTTAAAATCCTCATTAGGATCATCTGTGGGAATTTCCAAGAACCATATTGGTGGCTCAGTTTCTAATTTAGATAGTGCACCCAGTTGTTGTGATACGTTTTCAGCGCCAACACCATATTTCCTTGTTTTACATAAATTGACATTGCAGAAAGAGACGATTGGCTGATCTTTACATTTATACATGTAGCCTTTTTTATTCAGTTGACCAACAACAGTCGCAACCTCTCTGTGATCCAAGGGTGGTGACATATATTTTTGATTATACTTCTCTAATAATTTTTCCCAGTTATCAGGGTCAAATTTTTTAAGATAAACCCCTATGTTAAATAAGCCATTGTTTCTAGTCCCAGGTGGAAACCCCTGCGCGCATAAAGCCTGCAGACAAGGTGGCCCATCCTTTATGGCTTCGTCTTCTGTTTTAATTCCTATGTTATCAATACTATCCACAACATATTTATCATACATCGCATAAAATTCTGTTAATGTTGCAGATGTTCCATCATCTTTAATCGCATAGCGCACCGATTTATCGGCATTATAGTATGGAATATTTAAAAAATTTCCCAAATCACCTTTTTCCAATGATATACTAGATTGCTTGGGAAATATTTCTGATGACGATCTACCTAATGTAGATGAAATTTCTATTAGTTTATTTCTCATTAATTTTGATGCAATTGTTTTTTTCATAAATAGAAATAAGTGTGCACCACCACTTTTAGATTTACAGTATAATAATGGTAAACCTAGTTTTCTGATTTTCCTAACGAGTAGACGATGATCCAAAGGGTAATCATCAATATCAATGCATCCCCACTTAGTAGTATTATCAGCCCTAATAGGAATAATACCAAGAGACGGACCCTCTCCCGCCAAATGTTTTTTCCATAATTCATCTGTTACCTCCTGTCTAACAATATATGATTTACCCTGCTGCTTACCGTCAGCACGCGAGCCGTTAGGCTGGTGCTGACCATAAGCCACGTCTAAACCTTCAAAGATAGATTTAAATTTCTCAACTTCCACGAAACCTCCAGTTTCTGAAAACTACCTTAAAACGGTATGTCTTCGCTATTTTCTTTGGTTTCGGGTTTAACTTCGCTAGATTGAATTAATTTTGGTTCTTCTGGTTTCGCATCAATTGCACCACTAGAAGCAGATTGAGCAAAAGCCTTACCCTCATTATAAAGAGTAGGGTCGCCTACTTGCTCTCCCTTTTCAATTTGGAATCCAAACCAACTTCCTCTATCATTTGATTCACTTACAGTTGATAATTTGTAAGTAAATGCATATGTAGGAGGAGTAAACATCCCAGATGGACCTTTAATCTTTTGTGATAGCATTAAGCTATTCCAACGTCTGCTTTTTTTAAGCTGACTTGAAGACATGCTAATTACAGCATTTTGGTATCCACTGTTAGTTACCATTAGAACATAATGATAAGCTGTTTGGACAATATGATTACCATTTGATAATACATATTTATTTGTCATAGGATCACGTTTAGTTTGTCCAATGATTCCACTATCAGCATCGTGTGAAGCGATAAATCCTCCACCTTGCTCTCTAGGTTTCCACTCAACATATTTTAAGTGATAGAAAACAGGGATAACTTCTAAAACATCAAAAGCTTCCTGTGTAACTGTGTTGTACAATTGACCAGCTTTAGCAGATTCTATATATTCTGCTTTAGATGGGTTGACTTGAGGGCTAGAAGTTTGCAAAATACTAATGTAAGGAATAGCAGTATCCCTTGCCAAGTTAAGCGAACCAAAGCCACTCATTGCTTTAGCGTCTGCGGCAACTACCGCGACATCTAAAGACTTTTCTTTAGTTTTTTCTGATTTATTCATTATTAATTACCTCTATTCAGATTTAATTGTTGTTTTGTGACCAATATAAGCTCCAAGAAGATCCATAGGAAGTTCTTTTCCTTTCTCATATTGTTCACGGACGAAAGCGCGAAGGGTGGAAGGTTCGACCCATTCACGTTGTGATGGCTCTAGTCCTTTACCGTTAAGTTCAGACATAAGCCCCCTAGCTTTCTCATCTTCATTCCTTCCAAAGCTACAAGTGAC